CATCTCAGTGACATTTCCTGCTAGGATATCAGTTGGATTAGGCATCTTGGACGCAACTTTACGGTGCGCCATAAACTTGACAGCCAAGCCTTCTCCTACTGATCCACTTACCAAGTCTGTGGTAGTGGTATCGTCTAGATCGTCTTCAAGCAATTCGCTTACAAACGACCATGAACGAGGTGTTGCAAAAGAACGACTTGGTGAACGAGGATCGAAATCGTACAAGTCTTTCTTTGCAAAAGTCAAATAACCTACAACATCTTTGTGTATGTTGTTAACAACAGCCCACTGGAACCAATCATCAAATGATACAGCAAGTTCTAAGTGAACAAAACGGTTGGCTAACGGAGCAGGCATTCTGTATGTAACACCTTTGTCTGCTTCACGGTTACCAGCTGCAATAATTACAACATTGTCTGGTAACTTGTAAGTACCAACCTTACGGTTAAGAATAAGTTGATAAGCCGCCGCTTGTACCGCAGGCGCCGCAGAGTTCATTTCGTCTAAAAACAAAATGATCATCTCATGCTGTGCAGCCATTTCATCATCTGGTAGTTCGGCCGGCTTAGCCCATGCCATTGTGTTGTCATTTGCACTATAGTACGGAATACCTTTAATGTCTGTAGGTTCCCAAAGTGACAAACGAACGTCAATGACGTGTGCATTTAGGTTGTCACCGATCTGGTGAACAATGTCTGATTTACCAATACCTGGGGGTCCCCAAATAAAGATAGGGCGTCTCTTTTTAATAGCATGCCCAATGCTAGATTTTGCGCCATTTGGCGAAACAGTTCGAGTGATTGCAGTTTCCATATTATATTACCTCTTGAGTTATCAGTGCTTAATTTCTAACTATACATATAGTATACACTCTACACGCTAAAAGTCAACCTTTTTCTGCAATTTTTTTAATTTTTATTGTCTTTATTTTGTCTATTAAGTGCTTTGCTAAGTCCATACTTACGCATATCACCTGAGAAAAGAGTTAGTTCGACCGCCTTCTTTTGGTTCGTAACTTGAATACCTTTGTGACCTATATAGTATGGACAGTCAATAAATTTGTCTAAGAATATGATTACTTGTGTTGTAAATGGCATATCTGCTGGAAACGGTATATCGTATGTTGCTAAATCAATCTTTGTTAACAGATCCATGCCTGCTTCAGTAAGCCTAAGTCCGCCTTCTTCTTTATTACGGGTGTTGTGCCACCACAACGGCATATGCTCCTTAACAGACAGTTCGTTATAACTTTGTCCTAACTCTTTAAGGAATATTTTGGTATAGGTTTCTTTCCAGTTCATTCGGTTACAATGGTGCCGGACTGTAACTTATATACTTTAAAGTCGTCACACCCAAATAGATCATTTAATTTATGAGCTAAGTTATGTGCATGCCCTGGATTAGAAAAACTAGTTTTCTTATATTTAGGTCCAGGGTAATTAGTTAAAGCATTTGAACTTTTTAAGTTGAATGGTTTTTCTTTATAGAACACAGCCCAGATAAATTCAGCATCTAAGATCTGCTCACATCTATAATTTTTTTTGTTGGTGTATTCTAATAATACAGTTGGTTTTGGTCTACTCATATATACGTACCTTAATTAACTACGTATATATTTATCTCTTTTTTACGTTAAATGCGTACTTATTTCCATTCCGAACCACCGTCTAATTGAACCTCTACGGGCTCATTATCGATGTTTTGTACATGCTCTTTAATAAACAGTTCCATATCACCATTAAGTCGAGACATTACTTCACCTAAAGTAAATGCAAGTCTTTTAGCATTTTCAATATCTAATCTAACATCTTTAGCTCTACTAGCGTCAGCACTCTTAACAGTTTGAATAAACTGTTGTACTGGAAACGTGTTTATAGGATCAAGTTTGTTGATTGGCATTTGATAGTTCCTGTCGCATTGTAAGGTCGTTCTTAAATGGGCCTTTATAGTCGTAGCGTTCTAATGTTATTAACTTAGGGCAAAAACTCTTTACCCAACCTTTATCAAAGTGAATAATATAAAATCCTGCACAATACAAGCTCTTGCTTTTAACACTTTTAGTAAACAATGCAAACTTACGATGTACATCATAGATTACGTTGTAGGGTGTTGTACTAGTTGGAAACCCATAAATTTCTTTAGTAGTTTCAATCTTTACAGACTGATCCTTATCAAATATAGTAACACCTAATAACTTTTCTACTTGTTTCTTTGAATCATAAAAAATGACTCCGGTTTCTGAGGAAAGCATAAACTTTTCATCATTAAAACTTAATGTACCTAATTTTTCGCCTGCTTCTTCGACGATCCAAAATTTATCTTTTAGTATTGTTTTTGCTTTTAAGCTCATTTAATATATCTCGCTTGTAAAGGTTCTGCATAGTATTGAGCTTGATCAGCAATACGTTGCATATCCCATTTAGCACAGAACTTCATAAGACGCATACCAACTTGTGCTATCTCTTTAGGATTATCTGTTGCTTCGTTAATTGTTTCATCTATAATAGAACGTATTTCTGTAGGTTGTGCTGTTAAGTCGCATAGTACAACATTACGAGTATAGTCATCCAGTACACGATGTTCTACACCTTCATGATCAGTCCAGCGTTGTAACATCATGTTATTCCAATTATAGCCTTTAGTATGCTTATCAGCATATGCTTCAATAAGACCTACTTTGTTCTTAGTGCCTTTCTTACGTACACCAGGGTAAGCACTAAACACGTTGTCACTAGTGTCGCCACGCATACACTTTTCAAACAACATAAAGTCAGGATCAGGTGCAGGCTTTTCTAGTTTAGTTTTCTTGTCAATAACAGGATTACCTTTCTTATCAAAGTAACCTTCGTGTGTAATAGTTAAGTCTTGTATGCCGCTGTATTGTGTTACGTTAGGTGCAATAAGTTGTGCAAAGTCACCGTCAGTACTAATAATAACATGTTTGTCGTTAGGGTGTGCTTGTACCCAACCAGCAATAAGATCATCAGCTTCTAGTTGTCTGTGTCGCATAACAGTACAGTTAGTCTTATCACTTACAAAGTTCTTAAACTCGTCAAAGATTTCCCAAAACACTGTATCTTCTTCACTTTCAGTTACAGTCATCTTATCACGTGCAACTTGTCTATTACGCTTGTAAGGTTCGTAAAAGTCTTTACGCCAGCTACGGCCTTCTAAACAAAATACAACATGTGTGCCGCTAAAGTCTTGCCATGCCTTTTTAACACTGTTAAGTGTAATATGCATAGCCATGCCTACTTTAGTGTCAATGTCACCACGTACTACATGCCTTGCACGAAAGAACGTGTTAGCTGTATCTACTAGAATATAAGTTGCCATATTATGAACACCCCGATATACAAATTGATAAAATGTTGCCATTCTGTATGAACGCAACAAGTAGTGTAATGCCTAAAATTTCTAACATAGTTTTGCCTTTATGTAAATTATAGTACTATTATAGCACCAGATCTGGCTGTTGTCAAGCATTAAGATACTTCTGACTTACCTTTGTCAATTGGTACAACATTAATGTATCCTGCGGCTGTAGTTGGATCTTGACCTTCTTCAGTTAGCATTTGTCTAATTAAACTCTGGAACCAAGCATCAACAATTTGTTCGTTTGACTCGCCTTTATAACCTGCATCAAGTAATTGTTCAATAAACTCATTATTCCAATCGATCTCAAAGAACCCGTTCTTTATATCTTCCGGATTAATTTGTGTATCTAGTACAGCAACCCAAGGCTTTTTATCTTTAGTTGCTTGTTCTTTTTCTGCTTCAAGTGTTTCACGTCTAATTTCTTCAGACGTTTTTACCTTTTCTTTAGTTTCTGTAATTTTAGGTTGTACGCCTAATGCTGTTTTTATTTTATTCCAATTCATAGTCCTGCCTCCCTTACCCGTTTTTCCAAGTTAACATTGCTAACGGGTTTGTTTTGTTTATTTTTAAATTCATCAACTTCATGTGGACTAAGTCCCCCATGCATTGCCGAATAAGTCGATGTGTAGTCTTGGGGTGAATCTCCAACCTTGCGCCATGCAAAGCTCGGCAACTTCCTTAACGTTGAGGGTATATTCCTCACTACGTCCTCCAAGCGGCATAAGATATACCGGACAGTCGATCCCGGCGCTCCTATACTCAGCAACAGCTTTTTTGACTTCTTCAACGTCAACACTGTCAGCCACAACAAACTTAAGATACAGTTTACTACCATGAACACCGAAATACTCACTAGCAATATCAGGGTTAATAGCGTCCTCCCAAGATTCTCCGCTGACACTAAGTTTTGGGGAACAACTCCAAGTAACTTCAAATCGTTCTTGATTACTGATATAGTCTCTAAAGTCGTCTCGTAACTTTTGAGAAGTATTTGTTTCAAATGTAACATTTTTTAAATCCTGCATACGTGGGTGGTCTAATAATTCGGTATAGAATCTTTGCCACCCTAACAAAGGCTCTCCTCCCGTAAAGATTAAATGGACATCTTGTCCATTGTCCATTGTCCACTTACCATCCGGAGTAAGTGATAACAAGTGTTCAACAACTTCGTCTACTGTTCTATCCATCATTAATTTTTTAAATTCAGGATAGATACTTGCATACGTGTCGCAACCTGTATGTATAATAGGCAAGTCATTGAAGTCTGTTGTTGTCTTATGCACATCACTAGCAATTAACTCTGCTACTTCTGGATTGTGCTTAACACCGTTAGCTTGGTTCTCAGCACGACTAGGTGCATCACGTCCAAGACCAAAGTTCATACAACGAAAGTTACAACCAAATGTACGAAGGAATACACTAGGTACTCCTACAAACTTGCCTTCACCTTGCACACTGTAAAATGCTTCTGAATATCTAAGTTTCATACTCTACTTCCCACATGCAAATTCTTGTTGGAGTTTAATATTATCCATAAACTCTTTCTTTGTACCTGCGTCATCTTTAAACGCACCTCTTAATACAGTTGTTTGTGTAAGACTACTGTGTGCTTTTACACCTCTGTTCTCTACACAACCGTGTGTTGCTTGTACATAAACACCTAAGTGTTCGGCGCCTGTTGCCTTCTGAATCTCACGTACAATGTCGTTTGCAAGTTCTTCTTGTAATGTACCTCGCATAGCACACCATTGTGCAATACGTGTATACTTACTTAAACCAATTAACTTGTCTGATGCAATAA